CTTCGAGAAGAGCTCCTTGAAGACGTAGGGGTGCTGGAACTGGGCGCCAGTAGCACTCCAGTGCCCGTCACAGTAGTCGACATAGACGGCCTTGTTCACGAGACACATACGGTCGTAAGTAGCCTCGTGCTCGAAGGTGTAGCCGTACTTCCTGCCGAACTCCATGACCTTCTCGATGATCTCGGGAGTAGCCCTCGGGATCTTGATCGAGTCGGTCTTGATGTGAGCAACATCGAAGCCCTGCTCCTGTACGAAATGCTTCAGATCCACCATAAACAGAGCGCCACGCTTTGCGACAATATTGTCCACATTGCGGGGGTCCTTGAAGGGGTTGGCGAACTTTGCCGCAGTAAGACCGTACACGGAGTTGATGACGATCTTGAGAGCAAAGGCCAATGCCTCATAATCGACGCCTTCCTCCAAGAAGGGGGCCAGAGCCCCTTCGAGCAGTGCTCGGGCAGTTGCGTCATCGTGGTGCTTAATCGCTACTCGGGCTTGCTTGATCTCGCCGAAACGCTTAGTGTATCGGTCTCCGAAGAGGTTGAGACACTCGATTGAAGTGGGATGCATGCTCGCAACGTCGAGAAGAGCGACGTCGACGTAGATCCCTTCCTCCGCATAGACGTACCCTCCTTCGCCCACTTCTTCGCCACGGTAGGTAGACTTACCGAAAGAGTACTGATAGCCAGGAAATTGCTCACTGAGATCGGTGTATACGAATTCACTCTGGGGGTTCCTGTTCTTCCCGAAGATAATGAACTGACTGTGCTTGTTCGTCGTGTCATTCGGCGTCAAACCAGACAGCTTGGCAAGCATAAGCCGGGCCTGCCAGTCCGCATGGAGGTGTTTGAAGACCTCTTCCGTTGCGATAACGTCGTTATCACAGTACTCCGCCACCTCTTCCCAGCGCTCCTCGGGAACATTCTCGTCCCAGGGAAGGCCTAGCTCCTGGTGATGCAGCCCAAGTTCGATCTCCCACTTCTTGAGAGACATCTTGGTGGCTGCGAAGTCGTACACATCGGCGTAGGACAGGTTGTAAGCCTCGACGAACCCTGCTGTGACGCTGTTCTCGATGATCCTCTTGCTCAGGTCGTACAGCTTGGCATTGTTAAAGCCCAGTGTACGAGCATAGAGAATATGGTTGTCGTACTTTCGGCAGTTGAAACCGACAAGACGCATCTCACAGAGGGCCTCGATCTCCTCAGGGGTGGGATTGATCATCCGGTGTACTTCCGGAATACCCATCACCTTCCAGTTCACAAGGAACAGGTTTGGGAAGACCTCGACATCGAAGAATACCAGTTCACCAGACGGGAATCCTACGACTTTCTCTTCTGGATCCTCGTTAGTGAATGGCATTTCCATCACAGTCTTGATGGCCGCGTCTGCCTGATTCGTCGAGTTCATGGCGAATGCAAGAATACGCGGTTTCAGATCCTTGACGTCGTAGATCATGTTCTGATCCTGGGCGTCTCGGAGGATCTTGGCGATGAAGTCAACCGAGGGTTTGGTCGAGGGATGGATCTCCTTGCGTAGATTCCGCTCGATCAGATCTCGTAGCTTCTTCTCGTTCGACATGGTGGTCTTGTTTATCACTTTGCGCTCCTTAAGTGGCAATCCCTCCGAGACATGCGCTACCGGGATGTTGTTGCAGTGGGATACCTTCCTCCTCAGGGATGAATCCCCCGTAAAGACCTTGATCTCAATGTCCTCGTCATATAGTCTCGCCAGTTCGGTTGGGTCTCCATCATAAATATAGTGGAGATGGACACCGTTTCCACCCTGGCTTGTCTCTGCATATGTCGGAGGCCACTTCGAGGCTTCCTGTAGGTTCCGGTTGAGATCCTTCTTACCATCGACCTTGATGTCGAAGTCGATGACAATATGGTTCTCCGGGACCTTGACATAGTGTACCTCGTGGGTATCGATGTCCTTCAGAGTAGTGCGAACGTTCGCCCATCGGAATTGCGGAGTTCCGTTAGGCCCTGCTTGCTGAGCCGGGCACTCCATGAGCTGTTCGTCGAGAAGGGACTCTTCCTGATCGAGATCGAGGGAGTAGGGTTTCTCTGGATCAGCTTTGAGTTCGGGAGAATCGAATAGATGATACCTGAAGCCGGAATACACGCTGCGTAGTCGATCCCCCTCGAATTGACGCCGCTCATCGAAGTTATCGAAGTAGTCCTTGAGTTCCTCTCGGAAGATGTATCGACTCTTCGGATACGGGATATTACCCTCTTCACAGTACTCCTTATACAGCTTATATGCCATAGTGAGCGGGATATGCTCTTCATTCTTGAATAAGAGGTAGTTCTCCTCAACAAAGTTGTAGAGTACATTTGTCTTCATCATCATGTCCTGAGGCTTATAGTTATCGTAGTAATGCTTGCCAAGACTCCGATAAACCCCAAGACAATGATTAGCGATCTTACCAAGCTCGTCCTTGATCTGGGTCATCAAGGTCTGGTACTCATCAACGGAGACCGTTTCTCCGGTGGGGGAGATGTCGATCAGTCGCCGAATGATTCCCGACTTCGAGTCAGTGATCTTAACTGGTTTGTTAGTACCGATGAAAAGGAATGCATTGATCCGCTTAGGATACCGACGAACTCCTTTCTCATTAATAAGAATGGTCTCATGTGCGGTGATACTGTTGAGAAGTCCGTTAGACTCAATCCTCGAGAGATCTCCGTCTTGATCAATGGCCACGAGCGAACTCTTGCCGAGAGAGCTGGTCGCGAACTGATCTGACTTGGATCCAAGCGCTCCCGCATCAAAGGTAGTTGTATAGCCCTGGAAGAGGAGCTCGAGAATATTGAGTACGGTTGACTTTCCAGACCCCGGGGGACCATATAGGACGGCAAATTTCTGTAGCCGCTTAGAGTCGCCAGCCACGATGGAGCCGATGATCCACTCAAGCTTTCTTCGAGCATCCTCATCATATAGGACTCCAATAAGGCGAGTCCAGGACTCCGGATCACCGTCCTCAAGAGAGTAGGGCAGTCGAGCGGTCGCATAGTCTTCCTTTCTAGGCTTACTATACGCAAATATGAGTTTGGAATTGAGCTCCTGCCCATTGTCAGGTAGCCTGGACTTCCAGGTCTGGAAGCTGGTCCATAGTCCATTGCTGTAGTTGGACAGGGGTTTCACAATAGTCTCGAGCTGACCCTTGTAATTTTTCTGGTACTCGAAGAGGGACCGGTCTACAAACGTAGCGACGTCAAACTCGTCTGTAGACCATAGCCCCTTCTCCTCATCCCATATGGCTTGGAAGTCTCGCCCCTGAATGAGAATATCCCTCGATCTCCCGACGAGGAACTCAGGGTAGATTTCCACCTTTCCACTTTTAGTGGTACGCTCGCAGATTCGGTAGAAATCCATGAGCCTCCTTTACATATAGTGTTCGTTTGCGTAGGCGTTCATCTGGGCCCAGATCTCCGCCTTCCGCATATCACGTGCGCCATGCAGGGGAATAGCACGAAGCGGGAACATGGATCCGTGCCCCATCTTCGTGTAGTCCCGCGCATTGATCCGCTCAAGGATAGATTCGACTTCTTCCTCATGGCGGGGGTTGAACAGTGCCTCATCCGTGTAGTCATAGAGGCCGCAGTTCTTCACCATCTCCCAGAAGTACCATTCCAGGGAATATGGCGTATCATCATCCTCAAGCATCATGTCCATGCGCTCGGCCAAAGCAATGAACATCTCGAGCATTGAGCATTCCTGCTCGTTGAGCCATACATAGGACACGTCGGGGTTGTCCCGAGCGAATGCTCTACGTAGCTCAATCCCGTCAAGTGCACGGTTGATGTCGTTCTGGATCGTCACCCGGAACGTCGTCTGGTGCATAATCTCGAGCAGGCTCAGGTAGGACTGGTCAGGGGTCTCAGCGAACCGAGTATCCCCCGTCCGATCCACGAGCCACTCGAAATATGAGTTATCCGGTGCTGCCTCGATCATTACTCATCCTCGTAGGGCTCAACTCCGAGGACAGAATGCTCATAAGACTCGTCAATGAGAGTGATCTCAAAGTCCGCGTGGCGGCTCATGCTTCGGACGTAGATGATGGAATCGGATGCCGACACACCCGAGATGATGTTGTCGAACCACGATGTGTTCGCAAGGGGGATGCCTCGATTGTCGGCGAATACGTCATCCTCCATGTAATATGTCAGCTCGACATGCTCCTGTGCGTTAGGAGCATTGTACTCCTTCTCGGTGATCTGATAGGCCTCGAAGTGCTGCCTATCGAGAGTCCGCTTGGTTACTTCCTCCTGGTCGGAATCGTCCACAGGACTCGGAGAGTAATCCACAACAGCGTCCGGTACCACTGGTCCAGGCTCTGGTTCACTACTCTCTGAATCAGTGCTTTCTCCCACCTTCTCTTTGTGCTTTGCTTCAGCAATTTCAGCCAGCTCCTTGTTGATCTCGATTGTTGCTTCCTGGAAGTCTCGCTCGAACTTGCGAGCAAGTACGACATATACGCCCACTCCGCCGGCGATAATTCCGGCTCCAAATGCGATAACTCGATCAAGCATATGCGCCTCAGATCTTGTCGTACATCACGCCGTCGACGTTGAAGTCAAGAGCCCACTTGGTGACGGTACGGCCGTTGTCATCCTCACCCTCGAACATTCCGTCGAAGATGTTGAAGTCGATGAAGTTGTCACCGTTGTTCTTGACCCATCCAGTCACAGCTCCTGCAGGAGTGTGCGGGAAGCCCAGCATCTTGTACACCTCGTTGAGGAAGATGTGCCCACGAGTCTGAAGAATATCATTCGCGTACTGCTGCTGGCACTTGAGGTGGAGCATTGAAAGGTCCTCATCTGCGGACCAGTTGCGGTTCGAGCTGTCGAAGACGACACCATACGGCGAGACACCATCAACGGCAGTAACCGCCTCAAGGGTCATCTCGTCCTTGGTCAGGTCCTCCTCAGGAGTGGAGACGAGCGCGTCGAGCACAGCCTCCTTACCGAACTTGGACTCGATCTTCTTCTTGTAGGTCTTGAATGCCTGGTCCACAGCCGCATACGCTGCAGCGAGGGAGGCATTCCGCTTGAGCATGATCCCGTGGCCAGTAGCCAGCGAGACAATGGAGGCCGCCCCAAGAATCAGGGCGGGGGCGTAAAGCTTGACCAGCTTGGTGGTCATTCTGGAGTAGAGGACCACCTTGTCATGAGTGGCGTCCTTGTCTGTGAGCTTGCCGGCCTCGTGAGCCTCGTGGACCTTGACGAGAAGAGCGGATTCCTCAGAAATGGTCTCCTCCACCTTGAGGGTGGCCTTGGAGGCGAGAACGGTGGTTCCGATAAAGCCAGCAGTGCCAGCAGCGGTCAGGATTGTCGGGGCGTGCTTACTGAGCACCAGCCCAGCGCGTCCGACGAAACGGGTAACGATTCCGAGATTCATTTGATACGTCCTGCTTTCTTGAGTCGAAGATAGATGGCGATTGCCTGGTCGTCTTCCATGCGTTCAACACGGCGACGCCACTTGTCTGAGTATGGATAGGCGGCGATAAGCTCAAGCCGCACTTGCTGAGGATTCATCGTGCATTGATGTGGTCAGGTTTGGGAAGCTGAAGCATGTAACCTCGACGGCTACGGATCACCGACATGTACCGGGCCGAAGTCCAGCCCCAGTTCTCGTCAGTGTATTCGGTAGTGATTCCGCACAAGTCGTACAGGTCCGCAACGGTGGCAAGACCGTATTCCTCGATGAGGTCTCCGAGTCGGTCGATAACGAGATAAGCCTCGTCTCTGGACTCAAGTTCAATTTCCGAGAAATCATGGTAGCGACGGGTGCGAGGAGAAGCATCTCGTCTGTTGCCTGGCGCCATGCCCGGTCTAGAGTACGAGCCGTAGGAGACTCGGGGTCCTGAAGATCCGCTGCGTGAGCGAGGCGAAGACTCTCCGAAGAGGAGACGCTCCACCCCTTGCGAAACGAGGTCCGAGAGAGTGTTCTTAATAGCTGGGATCGCAACGTCGTATAGTAGATACTGGCCAACATTCTCAATATCCTCTCCGACAAAAGCGGCTACGGCCTTTGTCCCGAAGCTCTGCTTCTTCTTGGTTGCGGGTGTTGACGTTACCTGCTCGATCTTCTTGCGCTCAGTGTTTTTGCTATTCGAGGGTAGGTTTGGGCGAATGGGTGCGTTAGCCAAGGTGGCTCCTTTCGAAAAAAGGGGGCCCCAGATTTCTCCAGGGCCCCCCAAATATGTCAGATCGCGTCGATCTCTGCCTTCTTTGCCTCTTCCGCAAGCTCCTTGTACTTGGGGTCATTCATCACAGACTTGATGACGTTGGCGGGCATGATTCCGTCGTAGAAGGCCTTGACAACCTGAGGCTTCTCCATGAGCTCGTTGAAGAATGCCTCGTACTCGGGGCTGTTTAGGAAGGCCTCCTTGATGACCTCGTTCTTGACGAATCGGTCACCCTGGCGCTCACCATACGAGGATCCGACAAGGTCGTCGATGAACTTGACCATCTGGTAGCGGTCCTCGTTCTCAGTGACGGCCTTGATCATCTGCTCGAATGACTTGACATTGTCGTACCGACGGATGAACTCGAAGATCTCTCGACGAGAGAGATTGAAGTAGAGCTTCTTGGTGGTGGGCTCGTCGTCGAAGAAGCCCCGGACTCGCATAACGTGAGTGAACATGTGTTGATGCCTTTCAGTTGATCTTGAAGTAGTTTTCCTTGGGGGCGACCAAGAAATCGATGGTTAGGACAGGCTCCCCCTTCTCGGTAAGGAGAGACCCGAATTCCACGGAGAGGGCGTTGGGATCAGACCATCCAACAAGCTCACCGGCGGACACTGGCGGGAGACCAAGTCCGGCGTAGAACTCGTTAAGGGAAGCGTAGCACTCTGAGTTAAGCTGTCCGTTGATGTTGTTCTCGACTCGACGGATGGTTTCGATGTCTGACTTGAAATACCTACCCGAGAAAGTGTCGTAGCAGAGAACATCCCCCGACGAGGCCACGAGTACGGTTCCGGGCAGTGGTTGACCAGCCTCCTGAACCGATTTTTCTGCAATGCGGGCCTTAACCTTCTCCACGTCCTTCGGTTTAACCACGTCCGACACCGCCTCGCGATATCGTCTAAACGCTGCCTCGCTACCGGAATACGCCAGTGCGAACGCCGCACCGCGAGCGTACTGAATACGGTTCGCCGCGACAATCGATACCAGAGTTGCAACCCCTGCGATGGCCGGGGGAATGTACACCCGATAAGATACTGCGAACTTCTCCCGCCAGGTGAGGTCCTCCGGCGACCGGAGGTTAGCTTCGCAATGATCGGAGATCCGTTCAATCGCGAGCGTAGTAGACTTCGCTGTGAGGATGGCTGTAGCGACGGTCCCAACACATGCGGAAGCTGTGAGAATCGCCGGCGCGTTTGCCTTGATAAATTGCGTACAACCGTTCGCATTGATCACTTGTCCTCCTTCATATTGATCTTGGCCTCTTCTGTACCGAGGCCCGGGAATGTCGTGCGAGAGATCTCAAGCCTCGAGAGATGTGCTGCAACCTCCATACGGATCAGAGACTCGATGTCCTTACGAGAAAGAACACCCATGTCCCGCATGACGGACTGGACTGTCGCCTTGGCATGGTCGTTGAATACGAAGCTCCCAGGCGCACCGGCAAGGCCTCTAGGTCCTTCTGGTCCACGTTCGCCTCGCTCACCCTTAGGTCCAGGAGGCCCCACAACAACCTTGACTTTTCGCCATTCCTTGTCTCGAATTACCTTGAAGAGGTATCCGATGAGACCCATCAGGTTGATCCACGTGATACCGATGGTCAGAGCGCCGAGAATATACAGTGTCCACCAGATGATGTTCATGGGTGCTTCCTTTCCAGCTTCTTGAGTCGGGGCTTCAGTTTCCAGTTCTGCGGATTACCGATGCAATCCAGGATGTAATCCGGTGTAAACTCCCAAACACCATTCTCACGAGGGAAGTGCCGGAAGTCGATTGAGTCTGCTGCCATTCGTCGGAGGTACTCTCGTCGGTCGTCTCCTCGAGCAAATGCGCGAGCCTCTCCGGTTGTTCCATCAACACCCAAGTAGAGTACGGACAAAGCGTCTCCGACGACGATGTCTTGGTGTTTCCCCAGGAGCTCCATGACTCCTCCGACGGTAAGGATGACGACACGGTTAGGTCGGGATGAACTGCGAACAAGTTCCTCTCGAGGTACACCATACCGCCAGCCTCGGAAGGTCTCGATGCAGAGGAGGTTCCCCCGTGCTTCCCATTCAGCAAATGCTTGATCCTTGAGGAAGTAGTAGGAAGAAAGGTCTTCTCCCACACGCTTAGGTCTGGTCGTGGCAGTTCGTACGGCATGATAACCCTCGTCCTCTATGAGTTCCTTCTGGAATGTCGATTTGCCCGAACAGCTCGGGCCGAGTAATACAACCAACATATTATGCTCCTTTCAGAAAAGCCTATACCCCATGTCAGGGGTATAGAGCTGGATTACCAGCGGTTGAGTCGGTTGTCACGACGCGTGATGAATCGCTGCTGCACACTAAGAACGTGCTTCATGCGGCTGTTCGCACCCCTGCCGATAAAGCAGGAGGCGAGAACAATACCGAGGATGAAGGTCACGGTCTTGATGGTAGAAACGAGAATGCGGGTCATGATGTGGTCCTTTCAAACGGAGGGGTTTCATAATACACCCCGTTTTTCTCGCGGATCACAAATGGAGGGTCAATCCGACCCCAAGTACAGACAGGACAACAAGACCCACCATAAGCCCCGTCTTGATGAGTATTCCGATACCGATCGATATGATGATAAGTACGCTCGTGATGAGGAGTGCGCATATAGCTGCAAGAGTCCAGTCATTCATAGTACCTCCTAGTAGTCGAGTTCCATGAAGACGTATGAGCAGAAGCCTACTCCGAAGATTCCGATGACGGTCTCACCGAAGACCTTCTCTGGAAGAGTGCCCCCGAACTTGCTCCAGAGCACCCACCCGAGAACGATGAAGAACCAAGCCATGAGCCCTGTCCATAAGTATTTCATGTGCATTCTTTCTCGAGAAAAGCCTATAACCCAAGTCGGGTTATAGGTGAGAGTTCAGTCGTCAGAGTCTTCGGACTCGACAGCGTCAGCCTCGTCAAGGTCATCGTGCTCAAGCTCTTCGGGATCCTCGATCTCCGGTACCGAACGGATCGCCATCAGAGTCAGAGCGGTGCCTGCTGCGAATACAGCGGCTCCAGCAATGAGCTTGGTAGCGTTCCGCTTGATAGCGGGGACGAGAGCGTCCTTGTTGAACTTGAACTCGAAAACCTTGTCGTTGGTCTCGACGGTGGTGTCGTTGGTGTCCATGGTGGTTCCTTTCGAGTAGAGGGGTCTCATTATAGTCATAGTTTTTTACGCGAAAGCCTATACCCCATGTCGGGGTACGGCTTAGACTAGAGTCGGGAGTAGATGGGGTGCTTGTCCATCTCTTCCTTGCGCTTAGCCTTGTCCAGCTTTTCCTGCAGGATCTTGTTATCGCAAGCAAGCAATCGGACTTTACACTTAAATGTGTAGGTCTGGTGCTTTTGCTCGTTATAAGCAATCCCGTAGAAAATGGTGAGCATGGTCGTAATTGCAAGTGCGATGTAGAGCATGGTCTTTCCTTTCGTAGGTCTTCAATATACGGAAGGAATTCTCCGCGAAAAGCCTATACCCCTTGGTAGGGGTACGGCTCCGTATCAGAACGAGATACGGTTCTTGAGTTCCTGGATCTTCTGGGCTTGTGCCTGGTTGATCTTCACGAGATCATCGATGAAATCCTGGTTCTTGTAGTTCGTCTCGAGGAGATCCATATTCCGCTTGCGGAGGCGAATCAGCTGCGTCTTGAGCTGGTGCACCTCCTCAAATGAGAAGTATGAGATCACCGCAAGGGCGATGACGAGAACCGAGAGTCCGAGGATAGCGTAAGACATGGCGTTTCCTTTCAGAGTAGGGTCTTCATTATACACCGAGTAATACTTGCGAAAAAAAAGAAAAGCCTAGATCCCATGGCGGGATCTTTGGCTGAAGAGGGGATGGATATCAGTTCCACTGCTTCTTCTTGCCGAATACCTCGGCGAAAATCAGCAGGGCGCCGATAACGACGAAGGGGAGGGCAATGAGGGCAACGAGAGTGGTCATTGTGTTTCCTTTCTAGGGTCTTCATTATACCATGTGTTATTTCTGCGACTCCTGTGACTAATGTGACTAAAAACATAAACGCGGGAAAATTCTCCGAAAGCCTATACCCCTTGTTCAGGGGTAGAGACTTGTCAGAGATAGATGTGGTCGTACTCAGTCGAGCTCAGTCCAGTTGCAGCAAGCTCCTCAGCGTAGTCGAGGGCGGCCTGTGCAGCGGCGGGAGAGAGGTTCATGAGAGTATCCTTTCTATGTCAGGGTTTCATTATACTCTCCGTTTTTCTCGCGGGCAAAAAAGATAAGCCAAGCCCCCCATGCGTATAGCACAGGGGGCCTGACGAATCTCAGAAGGGCTTAACCTTCATGATGAGCCCGAATGCCTTCGAGCTGACGACAGCAAGTCGCTCGTACTGGAGGACGGCTACGATACCGGCCATCGAGGTGACTGCGCCAAGAATTGCGTCCTTGCTGAGCTTCTTGCTTTCGCCAAGGGCTTTGGCTTTCGCAAGAGTCTCAACATTGCGAACAATGGTGGTGTAGTCATCCGAGGCAGGATCGTGAAGCTCGGCATCCTTCAGAGCTGACTCGATGGTCTGCTGAATGGGGTCGGGGTTCTTCATAGTGGCTCCTTTCTAGGGTTTCATAATAGGGCAGGTTTTTCTCGCTTAGACCTGCTTGACGTCCAGTGTCACCTTGCCATTCCGGAGCATCTCACCGACGCCCTGGTCAAAGGTGGCGTGAATACCCTGAGACTCGTCCACATGAAGGGCCCCAGAAGGCTGGTTGCCCGTGTACTTGTTCGAGCTAACGCCAAGAAGCACACCAAGGAAGGTGTCAACCGCGGCAATTGTCCCAGCGACCTCAGTCGGGTAGGGCAGATTCCACAGGGCAGCCAGCGTGAGGTAGAGCGCAGAGGTAGCCGGGAGGGCAACCAGAGCGACCCACTTGAGGATATCGTAGGACTTGTTTGTCATCTGTTTCTCCTTGAGGTGCTTAGCCATCTTGTTTCTTCTTTGCGGGAGGTCTGGGAGTGGGGACGATTGGTAGGCGCTTGACCTCATCGACAATCCTCTCAGCAAGTCCGTTTCCTCCGAACTCGGAGTAGGGCTCATAGAGGTACTTCATGAAGTCCTCATACTCGTCGAGTGTGAGATAGCCTCGATGAAGATATGTCTTTCCGACATAGACGATGCGGTCATGCGCCATACCAAGCAGCAGCTGGGTACTGGCTGACTTCCTTTCCCCGCGCTTCATAACCCAAGCCCATATGCCCGACGAGCCCAGGATCGAGAATACGATCGCCAGGCTCATGTCGAGAATGGGGTTCAGTCCGAAGTGCTGCATGTCATCCAATCGCGAAGTACGGGCGGACGCCCTGCTCCGAGATGTATGCGGCCGTGTACTCAGATGCGTCAGTACCGACATAGATCGAGGAGTTCGTTGTAGCGATGTCTCGAGTCCAGAAGTTACTCTCACAGGCAATGTACTGCTTGGCCAGCTCGAAGATGGGGAAGCGTCCGATAGCAAGATCCCCTCGCTGGAAATCATGCCTTGAGAGGGCCTGACGTCCAAAGATCATGTCCTCAGTCATAAGGCCAGCCGTGTGAGCCAGCCAGTCAGAGCTAGTGATCTGAGAGAGGTTATTGTATGAAGTCGGGAACTTCGTCAGTGGCTGAAGAACGTTACCCGTACCGAAAGCGCCCTGAGCCGTAGAAATGGCTCGGTTCAGACCAGTTCTACCGATCTCAAATGAGGTGAACGCCGTCGGGATATTGTTCGTGTCGTTGTATCGGCTCGTGTAGAGAGGCTGGTCTGGGAGGACTATCACGTGGTGCCGAAGGAACTTGGGGTAGCCGATTCCGTAGAAATAGTCGAACCCCGCGATTCGCCAAGTGACACCGTTGATAGCCCAGTAGTCGCCGAGGAACATGTTGTCGAATGTTCCATTTCGGATCGACGTGAGGTAGGGATTCACGTTGTTACCAAGCGATCCCCCTCGGAACAGCGAGTTGTGAAGACCACCATTACCTCGGCTGGCAATCTGGAACAGAGTGCTGGTGTTGTTCAGCGCTGAGTTGATGTTGACGAGCTTGCTCTCGTTGGTACCAACCCGAGACTCGATGTTGGAGATCTTCAGGTTCTGAGAGGTGTCAGAAGCCTTCAGGTTAGCGACCTCAGTGGCGGTGTTTCCACCAGCCTGAGACAGAGCGTCACGAACCGCCTGGAACCATGCGTCGAACTCCCCCTGGAGCTTGTTCTGCAGAGCAGTCAGATCGATTGTGTTCGAGGGGCCCCCAATGTAAGGAGCCCCGTTAGCGCCACCATATCCGACTCGAGAGGATACTTGTTCCGGAGAGATCTGGCGAGAAGCCTTGAGGACTCGGATGTTAGCGAGAACCATGTACTTCTTGCCCGGAACGTCCGTCGGCAGCGGAGGCTGAGGAGTGCCTGAGGCGGCACCAGTGAGTACCTCGAGACGGGCACTGCGGACAGCCTTATTGTTATCAACTGACAGCACAACCGAGTCGATACGATCCAGCGATGCGTGAGCAGCAGTAATAGTCAGCTTCTCGTCAGCGGTATTCTCGACCCACTTACGGTTGAGCCATGCCTTACCGGAGCCGACATAGACAGCCATCTCATTCGTACCGGGTCGAACCAGGAAGTGGTCACCGACATTCGGGAACACACCGTCCGAGATGATGCCGTCGAACAGGGAACCGAACTGATCTGCGTCATAGACCCGGTCTCCGTTAACTGAATTGTAGAATCCACTAGATAGAGGCATTTGCGAAATCTCCGTCTCGAGGCTCGATCACGATACCGGGCCCCTTTCGTAGGTAGTTGAGACGGAATGTGTCACCCGTCCACTTGTTTCGGGAAGCCATCGAAATGGCAGGCGTCTGCGTGAAACCGCTGTCAGACCAAGCCTCGGTCATCTCCGTAAGCTGGGCCTCGATGGGCTGTCCTCCATTTGTGGGAACGTAGTACATAACGTCCCCCACGACAAACCCCTTACGATACTCGACATTCGAGAAGTTATCAATCTTACCAGACATGACACCCAGTGGATTGTACTTCGGGAACATAGCGTCCAGAACCCAGTACGGATACCACATCTCGGTCAAGGAAGAAACCATCTGCTTCTGAGTGGGAGTCAGAGCCTTCCAGTCCTCAGCACGGTACGGCTTGTGGACCTGGGTGTTGTCCCATACTGCCTCTCTCCGATCCACACCATCCCCGTAACGGAGTCGGTGCTCCCGGCGGTGGGTGGTACCGTCAGCGATCCAGTTATCATTCAGCTCGACGTCGCCAGAGTCAAAGATCTCGTAGACAACATTCTTCGAGTCGACAATAGAGTACACAGCCTTGAAGTCCGTAAAGTTCTCGTTCTTGTCGGAGAGCACAATCGTCTCCACAAGCCGAGGGTGACGGACATAGGTATGGAAGTTCCCCTGCTCCCAAGTGACCTTGTAGTAGAGGGGATATCCATTAGGCTTGCAGGCCTGGAGAATCTGACCGAATGGTTCATTGATGGGTCCTCTGTTCCAGACAACCCACTTTCCATCCTGGAGCTTCTGACCAGTGTCATTCACATAAGCATACTCACTGACCTCTGGATCCTTGTGGAAGGTCCATCCGGGAAGAGCTCGAGACGGTCCAGCTGCCTGACCGAAGTGGTTGTTGGCCATCTGCTGTGCGAATAGCTGAGCATTGAACTTCTGCTGGGCATCGGGCTTGATGAAGGTCTTGTGCTCGAGTACACGCCAGGTGTAGATACTCTCGAGAGATCGACCAGAATAGGTGTGCTTGTAGCTACCATTGTTCTGCTGATCAATTGCGCAAGTCTCGATCACCATTACAGTATCTGTGTCGTCTCGAGAGATAAAGTTACCAAGACGGTACATAGGTACTGAGTCGGTCGTGAAGACCGCCAGCTCGAACTGACCAAAGTCGTAAGCTCTCTCGGTCCAGTTCAATGAGATGAAGTCGTCTGGAATCTCACGTGCGTCCTTCCAATCCAGACGGTTTCTGTAAAACAGATGCATTAGACGCCCCTATACAAGGTCTCGTATTCGATAGAGATATCCATGTCGTTGGGGTTCCCGACGAACTGAAGCCCGATGGTATTGATTCCGGGGTGGAGCTTGATCCACTGGCTCTTGATGTCGAGAACACCGGTGATGAATGACTCCTTTCCACCAGCAATGTGTTTGACAGACTTCTTTGCGGGTCGAGTATCCAGCACGAGCTGCTCGCCACGGTAGAAGTCCTTAACCTTGTTGATGATCATTGCTTCATCATAGGTCTGGTTGATCACCGTCAGGTTAGACACATTGCCGTTGAAGGAGAAGGTGATGACGACACCAGTCTCAGCATCGCCAAGGTAGTTGATGTCCTTACCAGATGCATTGGACAGGTCGCCGAAGATGAGCTCCTTCGGGTTGTAGCCAGAACTGAACGGGAACTGGAACAGAGGTGTAACGTCGTTGAACCCAACCAGCCCAGTGATGGACGGAGAGTTCGAACGCCAGTAAGGATCGATGGCGATCAGCGATACCCCGATCTCCTGCCTCTCGGAGAAGATGTTGGGCTCGACAGACTCGACGATCATGCTGGACTTGACAGCCACCTGATTCGTGACTACGCCGAAAGTAACGGTCTCCCCAACTGGGAAGAAGTTGTAGATCTTTCGACGTTCAGTCTGAACATCATCCCCGACGGGGATGAGGGTGAGAACCACATTACGAGTCCCCACCCTCGCCCCCTTCAGGAATGCCCCATCAATCAGCGCATACCGCTCCAGACTGAGTTCCGTCTTGACTGGGCCAAGACCGGTAATCTCCTTGACCGCGATACCGGAGCTCCAGGGGTCGAATAGATCAAGATTGAGGGATTCGCCCCCCTTGGTGAGAGATGAGACTTCGGTGATCATACAGTCAACGCGTCCTTTGCCATGGCCAGCTGCGTCTTGGTGTTGCGGTAGATATCCGCAGCGTCAAGGGCCTCTGGCGAGTTGTTTGTCTGGTTGAAGGTGATGTTTGTGGTGCCATTTTGACTGTTCTTGTCATCGAACTTGGCATCCACAGGAATTGTAGGCCGTGCACCATTCGCTGCGGTGAACGTGGTGCCGATTGCAGGTACAAGGTTGTTGATTCCCTTGGCCTGCTTCTCCATCTCAGCGAGATCGAGAACTGGCTTGATCTCCGGCTTGTAGGACGGATCTTCCTCAATGAGGTCTGTGACTCCGTCCATAGCAGAAGCCATTGCGTCGTAGGTTGCCTTACCGACGTAGTCTCCGGCCTCTGCGACCTGATCGCCGGTGTTCTTGACACCGATTGCAAGACCCTCGCCAACATACTGGCCTAGCTGCATCATCAGTCGAGAAGGAGAATGAATGCCGAAGTAGCTCTTCACTCGGTTGTATCCCCTCTTAGCGACACTAACCATCTTCTCCCCGAACTCCCAGGCCTTGTTAGCGAGACCACCAGTCATACCATTAATGATAGCCCAGGCGATCTCACGACCAACCTTGTTGAATCGAGGAGAGTACTTGTTAATAGCGTCTCGGAGACCCTCAAGGAACTTGAGGACCGTCCAGGCAGCCTTATCGATGATACGTCCAGCGTTTCGCCCAATACCATCAAGGAAGTTGATAGCCAGGTTGGTACCGGCATCAATGATGTTCCCCATGTTATCGGCGACACCCTGAATGAACTTGGCAACAGTATCGGCGCCCTTGTACCCGAACTCGTACGCATGGTTATCAAGCTCGGTAAGCATCGCTGAGATCCACTCGAACATCACGGCTACGAGTCCCGGAATGTTGTCTCGAACAGCTTGGATTCCGGCAGCCAGCAGCTTGGACATAGCGATGCCCATCTCGGGAGCCTTCTCGCCCAGGGCAATGATGAAGTTCGCAATGGCATTCGCTATATCGATCGCTACCTGAGGCAGAATGGCCGAGAGCTGCTTGAGGCCCTCGGTGAGGACCAGGAATGCCGCAGAACCAGTAGTTGCGCAGATACCCAGAACTGCCGCGAAGGCCGCTAGACCAATAGAGATCGGGAGTAGAGCCAGACCCAGTGCTAGAATTGCCGCCGTCAGGATAAGCAGACCCGGGGCGACAAGCTGAGCAACGAAGGCTGCACCAAGTAGAATAATCATAGCACCGGCAAAGGAGACTAGACCAATTGCAACCTGGGCCCAGGACTGCTCGCCTAGCATCTTGATTGCTCCTGCAAATAGATACATAGACGGAGCAGCAAGACCAAGCGCGATCATACCGACAGCAAATGCCTCGGCGCCTGCGGCGGCTGCAATAAGAATTCCGAGTCCGATGGCTAGGGAGATCAGTCCCTTAGCCAGCTCACCAATACTCATGTTTCCTAGTGTGGATACAGCCAAGACTAGCGCTGTTACTGCGATGGCCATTGCGAGAATCGATGCTGCACCTCGACCAGTCCCTCGTCCAGCGATGTTAACCGCCAAAGACAAAGCCGTAATCAGAACAACAACTGCAAGCGTTCCCTGAATCAGCTTTCCCGTATCCATCGTACCAAGCAGCCAGATGGCTGCTGTCAGAACCGTACAGGCCACAGCAAGACCCATAAGAATTGCCGCACCCTTAGCCATGAACGGGTTCTTGCTTGCCTGGGTTAAGAATGCAGATAGGGTTGCAATGATGATGCTCAGGGCGATAACACCCTGGATTGCCTTCCCAGTATCCATCGACCCAAGCATATAAACTGATCCAGCAAGCATGATGCAAGACAGAGACAGCGCTAGAAGTAGGGATGCCCCTCGTTCTACGCCCTTAAGGTGGGTTGTCTTGACCAGGAAGTCGCTAAGCGCATTCAGAAGCATCTTCATTGAGATGACCCCGACAATGGCGTTCTTGACGTCCATTCCCGCAAGGATTCGGACCGCTACAGCCATTAGGATCAGCGATGCACTCAGGGCAATCAGTAACCCCATGATCAATGGCGCATCCTTCTTGAAGGTCTTCATGTTGCTGATGCTCTCGAGCATACCGTCAATCATGTTGAATAGGACCTTCATAGCAACGAGCGTCATGAGAAGCTTGGGCGCTGGGACTAGAGCCATAATCAATAGGGCTCCGGCAAGCGCTGCGATAGCGAGAGCGATCTTTAGAAGCGCATCGGCTTTCAGTTTATTCTGGAATCCCTCGAGAACGCCTCCGACTTGGTCAAGAACATTACCGAACTTGTCGGCGACATCCCCGATCTTGTCGAAATTTTTCTTGAAGGAGTTGATCCATCGAGTGAACGCAACCAGTGTGCCAGCGCCGATAGCTCCAACAAGAATCTTCCCCATGTCGTAGGACTTGAGGTTCTCATTGGACTTGGAGAGGGCATCTCCAATACCACCGAAGGCCTTCATAGCAGCACCCTTGACATCGGGAGCGAACTGCTGCTTAATGAAGTCCTTGAACTCAACAAGCTTCTGCTTGATGGTCTCAAAGAGTTCCGGAAGGTGAAGCTGGTTAGCGATACGCTTGATGTCCTCAATCCACTTAAGGATGAAGTTTTCCTTAGCGGCGCCGGCGGCATCCTTGGCTGCTTGAGCGGTAGCCGTACCAACGGAAGATACTGCACTAGCCGCCTCAGAGGCCTTCTGCTTCACGTCGCCGTGGCCGTTTACCCAGTCACGGAATGAGACCGCAAGCTCCTTGAACTTCTGCCCAGCCTTGTGAGCTGTGTTGCCAAGTTTCTCCCAAGCACTGCTATTTTGAATCTTCTGCCAGACTTCCTCAAGTGCTTCCTTCAGCTCAATCAACTTCTCCTTGAGCCACTGAACCTTCTCAGCAATCTTGAGTTTCTCGCCGAGTTCATTGAACTTCTCGGTCAACTTGGCGATGATCGCCTCGGAAGAGGAGAGATCGCCGAGCTGGAATCCCTTGAAGTACTCGGCGACGGCAGAACGACCAGACTCGAGCTTGGCCTTGAGCTTGTTCCCAACGCTCTGTCCGAAATCATGGAGCTTGGTCTTTACCTTGTCGATGCCGTTGTGAAGCGAAGTCATCGCAGCGGTGAACTGCTGCCCAACAATGGAGTTCTTCAGTGCTTCCTTTACAAGACCGAACTTCGAGGACAGGTCCTTGAGTGACTGTCCGACCTTGGTCACCTTAGTGCCGACATCGAGCCACATGATAAAGCTGTGGATTGCCTCGACTACCCACTTAATAGCCTTACCGACGAGATCAATTGGAGGAAGAAGGAGCTTCAGAGCCTTTCCACCAAGGTCAAGGGAACTGAACCACTGATCAAACCAGTAGATTACCTTACCGATCATCTTGGTGATCTGGAAGATGCCGGAGTTCACGCCAGCAAATGCTGGGAAGAGCGCCCCAATGATGTGTGCAGCCACTGTAAAGATGACCTGACCAACCTCGGAGACGATCGTCCACAGGATGTGGAAGACCGAGAACAGCCCCGTGAAGGTCCACTCAAGCTTATCTGCGAAGTTATCTGTGATGATCAGCTTCTCGGTGAAGTCCGCGAAAGCCTTTGTCATTCGATAAAGACCTTCAGCAGAGGCATTAGCAAACACATTACGGAATGCCTGGACAATCTGACCAATGATCTTCACAAGACCCTTGAAGATGTTTGAGAGACCGCGGATGAGTTCAGTTCGTCCGCCAAGGTCCTTCCACATCTGGAGGAAACTGTTCCTAGCGTCCGCGCTGTCACTGATCAGAAGACCAAGCCAGTTGCTGATACTGGTGAACAGTTCAGTAGCCTCGTTGAAGTCACCGAACAGAATCTCAAAGGTCTCGGCCCAGCCGGAGCCGATAGCTTCCTGAAGGGTCCCGATCAGCTGGCTGAACGTACGGACCTTGGTTGCTGCATCAAATGCGTTACCAGCGAACAGCTTCAGCTTGGCAGCCTGATCCTCGGAGTAGCCCATCTCAACGAGCTGTGCCTCGGAGAGGTCATTCGTTAGCGCAGTAAGGGTCGTAGTCATGACCTGAGCGGTCAACCAGTCTTCCTTAAGTGACTCTCGGAAGTTACCCTTCTTGGCGATAGCCTCGTCGACGCCGGTACCCATCATTCGGGATGTCTCGATCAGGGCGTTTCTGAAGGATTCACCACCCATACCAGCGTTAACAAGCGAGTTCCAGTCCTGCAAGTGAACCACTCCGGCCGAGATAGCCTGTGAGAGCTGGGTGTATGCCGTTGCGGTCTGCTGAGCGGTTGAGCCTGATGCCGCTGCAAGGTTAGAGAGACCCTTAATGGACGCCACCGAGGTCTGCAGGTCCACGCCAGCCGCAGTAAACAGACCAATGGCATTCGTCATATCACTGAAGCTATAGACAGTCTTGTCTGCATAGGTATTCAGCTCTGCCAGAGACGTCTTAACCTCGGCAAGGGTGGTTCCCTTCTCCGCAGTGTTCGCCATAATGGTCTGGATAGCTCTCATTTTGAGCTCGTACTCGTTAAAGCCATCCTTAACCGTCTGGAAGAAGCCGCTCATGATCTGAGAGCCAGCCGAGAGAGCAGCAGCGCCAATTCCGCCGAATGCAGCAAGTCCTGCGCCCTGCATAATGGTCATGTTCTTACCGATGTCAAGAGCCTTGGCGGCCAGATCGCCGAATGTGGTGTTCTTGGCGATCTCGCTGAGTCGGCTGAACCCAGATGTAGCCTGATCCAGCTTAAGGGCGCCCTTGAGCTTGTCCATACTGGACGCAGATTCCTGGATGGCGGACAGGAATTGTTTGTTATTCATCTTGAGCGAGACTACCCGCTCGTCAATAGTTGCCACTACCTAGTGACCTCCTTCCAGGCCTTAGCTGCGATCTTGTCGAAGACAGGCCGGATCGCGGGATTGATGTAGTCTCGACCAACGACATACCCACCATTACGGGTTCCGTGGCCGTATTGGATGAGTACGGCGATGTTGGCACCTTTATTTACGTGAGAATTCGTCCAGGTGATCTTCCAGTTGTTTCCTTTTCGAGTTACCTCATAGTTCCAACTGGCTGCAGTCTCGCCCGACTTGGAGGGGGTCGCCGCCTTAAGAGCAGAAACCCCCTCCTTGCCGAATTGATTCATGATCAGAGCCAGATCAAGCTTGGTCATTCTATCAAACCAGTTTCTGGTTAGCTTCCAGTCGCCCTGGCTCTCGATCGTGATCATGATTCTCCTAGACTAGACTCTCTGTCAAGATGTTTGCAACTCCAGAGACCATGCACCCAGCAGCGCCCTTCTGCATTGCCTGGTTGTACTGCTCTCTTGTGGCACAGATGTGTGCCCAGACAGGCTTACCCAACGCAATGGTTTTGGTCCAGGTCTGCTGGTCTGCCTCGAATGACATTCCGAGGTAATCCCATGGGGCTGCCCATCCATTCAGGCGCCCGTCAGCGACATGTTCTGGATAAGAGTAGCCCCAACACTTCCACCCATCAGCCTTCCATTGATTAACGAGCCATGTCGCATCAACAGAGAACTTCCAGATAATCCTCTGTTTAGCATCAGATGGGAAGAACTGCTTTAGCTCCTGCCACTTGGTCGCTGAGTACTTCGGATCGAGCACAGTGATGTGGCTCGACCCATAAGCCCGGAAGTAGTCCTCGACCTTCATGATGGGTTCACCGACAGTCTTGAACTTCCGGATCTCATCCCAGGTCATCTCAGTGACGGGGGTATTCGGAGCTGTCGGATCGGTCCGCTGAAGCGTGCGATCATGGTTCAGGAACCAGATCCCGTCCTTCGAGCACTGGCAGGACACCTCGAGTGCCCCGGCACCGAACATCACCGAGTTGGTATAGGCTCTTATCGAGGCCTCGGGCCAACTCACGGATCCACCACGGTGAGCAACAAGGAATCCCTTGGTGATCATCATGGTTCCGATGTCAGGATAGCCCTTCGGAACGGCTCGCATATGCGCAGGAGTCTCGGAATCGTCTGCCTCATAGACCGTGACAAGTCCTCGTTCTCCGCCGACAACCTCAACTGTTGGGGCTGCATCCTCCTGTGCAGCGGGATCGATCATCGGTGTGAAATACACCCAGGCCCATGCCGTAGCATTTGGGATTCCTGTGATCTTCTCTGTCACGCCGACTAGAAGTGCGGACCAGGAATTGGTCGTGGAGTTCGTTCCGGCATTCCACTTGTTCTTGGTGGTTCGCCAGTCGGTGAGAGGGGTACTCTTGTCGCCGTGATACTGTCCGGCGACTAGACCAAGCCGTTTAGGGTCAATCTCAGGAAGCCCGGCCTCCCAGGTATGGATGTCGAAATCCTTGACACCACGGACAATGATCATTAGAGCCCGTTCTCGAGCCCCAGAGGCTACGGTTCCGCCGAACTGGACACCCAGAGTGTCTTGTGGAGAAGTGACCTTCTTGACTGCAACATATCCCGAACGTCCAGCGGCATTATTCTGAGCCGCCACAACCCATCCTGCTGGTGGACGAGCAGCCGTATTGCCGAACTGCGATGCGTAGAACACCACAGCAACGTCGCCCCACTGGGATGGAGCCATCAGGTCCGGCATGGATCCGCCCATACCTTCACCGATAGCTCGAGATATAAACTCAATCCCCTCAGGAGGAGTCGGATATACCTCGAGACTGTGGATCAGAATGTCATGTCCAGTTGAGGGAACCAGAATGGAGGGCAACCACAGTGGATAGCTGCTATCAGGCAGAACAATGTCGAGATCGATCGTTCGTTTCGTACCGGCAGGTAGCCTCTTTGTCTCAATGACATCCTGAAAGATTTTCTCTTTCTTATCGTTGAATCGAGAAGCCCGAATCACTAGACGGTTCTCGTCGCTAGACGTGTAGTTCAGTGTGAATCGGAACTTCTTCTGAAGAACCGGGATAGCATACTGATCGTATGGGGTTGTCGACGAGTTGACTTTGATGTATGCCCCATCGCCGTCTTTCCGGCCGTTTCCGAACCACCACGTTCCCAGAGCGGGAAGCATGCTGGCCATCAGCGAGCCCTCCGAACAATCACAGTCCCGGCAGGAGTTCCGGCCGGCACTGGATCATCCTTACCGATAACCAGGATCTTTGATCCGTCTGTGGTCATCCCGTCAACACGAAGCTTGAGATCCAGGTATCCCTTAATCCAGGGAATGATGAGCTCTCGGATCTTCTCACCTGGCGGGTTGGCGTAAGGGTTGCCAACTGGGGCCCATTGACCACCATTTTGACCATCTTCAGCAAGAACGCCGTCAGTGACGTAGACGTGGCCGATACTGAGCGAGTCGAGCTTCCTAAACACGTCTCGGTAATTCAGTGAGTTCGTGGTGTGGACCGTGGCCCACCAACGAGTCGACGGATACTCAGCCATGTGGGCCGGAAGGATCGGAGTCTGCTCGTCATTCGTCAGGAACTTCTGTGCCGTGCCTTCATACATCATACAGACGTTGAAGTCGAGCTTGCACATCTCCTCAGAGATGTTAGATCCCGTGTTGATGCCAATTACGAAGTTGTATCCTTCGTTGGTTCGGATCGTATCAATGAGATCCTTGTACCATGGGACCCGGCCAGCCTGAGTTCCCCACCCATTGATGACCTCGTCAAGGAGAACTCCCTGGACAAGGTCGCCATACCACTGCTTTGCTCGCTTGAGCTGCTCTAGGATGTAGGTCTTGGTGAACTTATCCGGGTTCGGAATACCAGCTCTACCAGGATCATCCGTAGGAAGACTGGCGGCGCCGTACTGGGTCTTGATGTAGAACAGAATCTTCTTTGCTCCAGCTGCAAGAGCCAGCTCAGCCTGCTTCTTGAAATCCTTCTCATAGGCTTCCCAGTCCCCGCTATTGCGGTTCATGATGACATACCCAAGTTCGTCACGGAACTTAAGTGTTTGCGCCCACTTGGAGAACTGCCCAGGCTTTCCATCATGATAGTAGTCCGGCCAGTAGTAGGTTACAGGAGAATAGTATCTTGCCCCCGTCTGGAACGGATTTAGGTTCTTTGCCACGAGAGCATTCGTGGCATTCAGATCAACTCGATCTGCCTTGTGGGCCAGATCGGAAGCCACCTCAGTCTTGGTCGGGTAATTCGAGAGGTCAGCAGGAGTTCCGTCTCGTCCTGGTTTACCAGGAGGACCTTGAATACCTGGGTCTCCCTTATCGCCCTTTGCGCCGGGCTTACCAGGGGGCCCAGGAGGTCCAGGCGTACCGACGCCCCCACCGCCTCCTCCACCACCGAAAGGGAGAGGGGAGATCTCATCGGTGGGATTGGAGGTCATGATGTCAATCTCTCCGCCCTGAGAGAGCGCAAGGTGCTTAACAAGGTCCACCTCGGGAGAGTCGACATAGATGGTGTGGGTCCAGGCGCCAGAAGGGGTTACTCCAGCACCCGGAGCCAACACCTCGACATTGACAGCACCAGCCTGGTCCGTCCGAATCGTAACCTCTCGCATGCCGACTGTAATACCATTGACGGTTGCCGTGGCACCAATAACATCAGGGATGATTCGGACCGTTGCCCGACCCTTTTCTCCTCCCGGGATAGTCCCGGTTAAAGTGCAGTATGGGGCTGCCATTGTCTAGCCTCCTACGGCTGTTCAGCGCGATCAAGCATCGCGTTTACTCGAGTGTTTGTGTCTGGGC